ACTTAAAAGCAGTAATGACGGAGTCAGAAATAAGAGATGAATTAGGACTAGAACCATTAGATGTAGAAGTAAGAGAAGATTTTAGTAAGGTAGGTAATATAGATGGGCAACCTGTATTTGATACAATAGAAGAAGCAGAAGCTCACGCAAAGACTATTGGATGCGAAGGTTACCACGAACACGAATATGAAGGGAAAGTCTCTTATATGGCTTGTAAAGACCATTCATCAGCAACAGAACTTGCAAAGTTTATTGATGAATATGGAGAGGACATACCTGAAGAATGGGAATTAATAGAAGAAGAAAAAGTAGTTGATGAACACGAAGACTTTGACTTTGAAGAAGTTTTAAATGATGTAGCTAATGAAAAGATAGAATTAGCAAGTACAGGTAGAGCTTTACCAGGAAGAAAATCTGAGCAAGATGGAATATCAAAAAAAACTTATGATTATTTTAGAGTAAGATATGTGTATGCACAAGATAACTTTTTAGTAAACAAAACAGGACAAGAAAGACCATTTTGTAAACAAATGATGGGTGCTTCTAAAAATGGTAAGATGTATAGAAAAGAAGATTTAGTAAGTATGTCAGGGAAAGTTGTTAATGATTATTACTATTCTAAAAATCAAAAGAGAAATATCGGCTGGGGTCCTAAAGGTGCTTTAAAATATGATATTTTTAAGTATAAGGGAGGTGGCAACTGTTCCCATTTTTTCCTAAGAAAGATTTTTAAAACTACAATAGGAGAATCAAAAACTACTAAAATAGAAGATGCTGACTTAATAAGCTACACAAAAGCAAGATCAGAAGGTTTTACTGCTAAAAAGAATAGTCCATTAGTAGCTAAACCACCAAAGAGAATGAAAAATAAAGGATTTTTAACACCAAGATAATTATGGCATACGTATTATTTATATCAGAAGAAAAACTTAAATCAAGTACAAGTACAAACTTAAATTTAGATCCTGATTTATTACTTCCATTTGTAAGAGAAGCTCAAAAGCTTTATGTAGAAACTGCTTTAGGAACAAAACTTACACAGAAGTTAAAAGACTTGATAACAGCAGGTACGATAGGAAATGTAGCTAATGCAGCTTACAAGACGTTGTTAGATGATTACGTTGGAGATATGCTTCCTGGATATAGTCTATATCACGCATTACCTTTTTTACGTTTTAAGATAGAAAATGGCAACATATATTCTAAGACATCAGAAACAGGTACAGCATTGACTACTGAAGAAGCTCAATCATTTAGAGAAGAAATAATGAACACTTGTTCATATTACAGAGAAAGGTTAATAGATTATATATGTAATAATATGTCTAGCTTTCCTGAATACACTCAGAATAGTGGTGCTGATGTAGATGCGTCAAGAGCCAACTATTACAATGGAATGAATCTTGAGAGACCAATGCCACAAGGAACAAGACTTACTTTAAGAAACTTTTTAAACGCATCTGACTATTCATAATGAAGAAACACTATAAACCAAAATTAATTAACGTAACTAAGCTGAAATCCTACTTAGAGAGTAAGCCAAAAAATAACAAGAATGAACGACCTCAAAGACACAATACAAGTAGGATTAGCTAATGGTTCAGCTATTGGCTTTACTTTAGCTAGTGCAAACGAAATATTAAGTTTTGTTGCATTGATACTTTCAATAGCATATACAATATATAAATTTTTTAAATTTGAAGATAATAAATAAATGGCTCGTAAAGTTATTTCAAGCACTTCTAAGAGCGTTAGAAGAAAAAGAAAGGGTAGACACTCAAAGCAAGACAAAAACACTTACAGAGGACAAGGGCGTTAGTCTAGTTTTAATTAGAGATACTTTTACAAAAAAGTCTATAATTGGTAAGTTGCACGTAAATGGAGAAGTTTTTTGTGATACTTTAGAATTACCTTATAAAGACAATCAGAGACGTATCTCAAGTATTCCTATTGGTGTATATAACGTAAGACTTAGATACCCTAGAGAAAGTGGTACAAGAGACTATTTACACTTATTAGTACAAGACGTTCCTAATAGAGACTATATACTATTCCACAAAGGCAATAAGGCAGAAAATTCAAGGGGTTGTATTCTAGTAGGACAAAAACGTCAACAAGACTTTGTTAGTAATTCATCTTTGGCTATGGATTTACTTATGCAGGAAATTATATATTTGGGGGGAGAAAATATTAAATTAATAATTAAAAATAAATAAAATGAAAAATTACATTATTACACAACTTCTTACATCTAAGAAGGTATGGTTAGGACTAGCATCTATTGTTATTCCTTTAATTGCAAATGCTTTAAATGTAGATGAAGAATCAGTATCTAAAATTTGGTGGTCATTAATCGCTATGTTAGGAGGACAATCATTCGCAGATTTTGGAAAGTCAAAGAAATAATCGTTATAGATTGAAGCCACACGAGATAGTCGCTTTACAAAAGATGAGAGAGTCTGAAACTCGTAACGTATTAGTTATAGGAGACTTACACGAACCTTTTTGTTTAGATGGCTATCTTGATTGGTGTATAGATCAATACTACACTTATAAATGTACTGAAGTAGTATTTATAGGAGACGTAATAGACAACCACTTTTCTAGCTATCACGAAACCTCAGCTGATGGTATGGGTGGTGCTGACGAATTAGATTTTGCTATTAAACGTATTGCTAGATGGAGAAATGCTTTTCCTAAAGCAACTGTAATTATAGGTAATCACGACAGAATTATTATGCGTAAGGCACAGACTAGCTCAATACCTAGTAAATGGATTAAGTCTTATAAGGAAGTATTAGAAACTCCTGATTGGAACTTTGTGGAAAGATATGAATTAGATGATGTACAATATATACACGGAGAAGGTGGTACTGCAAGAACTAAATGTAGAGCTGATATGATGAATACTGTACAAGGACACTTACATACACAAGCTTACACAGAACACTATGTAGGTAAAAAGTTCAGAGTTTTTGGAACTCAAGTAGGTTGTGGTATAAATCACAAATCTTACGCAATGGCTTACGCAAAGTATGGTAAACGTCCAGCTGTTGGTTGTGCAGTTGTATTAAATAATGGTAAAACTCCATTAAATCTTTTAATGCCTTTGTAATGAAAAAAGACATAACTTGGCAGTTATTTGGTTTTTATTTGCTTATAATAATTATACTACTTATATCTAGTCATTTCCTTTCTTAACACTTAAATTGTTAATAAGTATATTAATAAACTTGTGAGTTTCGTTTATTTTATGTACTTTTGTATCATTATTAATCAAAACTATTTAAGATGTTAAAATTTAGAGTAATCAATCGTACAACAAGACAAGAACATATTTTCAACTCAGAAGAAATAAAAAGATTCTTTACAAAGAACTTAATGAGTGATTATGCAATCAGCTCAATAAAGCACGAAGAACAAAAAAAATATAGTCTACTAGCAGATATTATTGTTGGTATTGCTGCAGTAACTTTAATTGTATGGATAACTAATTTAGTAGTATCATAATGAATTACGAAGAATATACAAAATCAACTAATCAAAATTGTGTAGATCCTACTGAATGGAATGGTACTAATCCTTGTTGTGAACAATGTGATGAAGAATTAGACCAATCAGATTATGATACTATATGTGTAGAATGTTATGAAAATAAATTAAATAATTAAGAAATGGAATTTAAAGAATTAAAAAAAGAACTCCCATATAAGTGGAGAGTACAATCAACAAAGTTTGGTAAGACAACTTGTGTAGCTTATATAGACGCAAGAGATTGTCAAGACTTATTAGATGAAGTAGTAGGTGCTGGTAATTGGCAAAGTAAATATTATACAGAAGACAATAAACTTTTTTGTAAAGTAGGTATATGGAATCAGAAGCTAAATGATTGGGTATGGAAATCAGACACAGGATCAGAATCTAATGTAGAAAAAGATAAAGGAAAAACATCTGACGCCTTTAAAAGAGCTTGTGTTTGTTGGGGTATTGGTAGGTTTTTATATAGGTTACCAATTCAAACATTAAAAACAAAGAAACATAGTAATGGTAGAGAATATCCTTACGCACCTGAAAAAGATAAAATAATCTTTGATGGAGATACATTAACTAAGTATATAAATTGGAAAATAAGTAATAATAAATAAATAAAAAAAATGGAAGTAAAAGGAACAATTAAGAAAAAGTTAAAGCTACAAAGTGGAACAAGTAAAGCTGGTAATGAATGGCAAAAGCTAGATGTAATAATAACTCAGTCTGATGAGTATTCAAAAGAAGTATGTATTACTGCATTTGGAGATAAAGCTATTGAATCAGTTAAAAGATTTAATGAAGGAGATAGTGTAGAAGTATCTGTAAACGTAGAAAGCAGAGAATACAATGGTAAATACTACACAAATATTACAGGATGGAAATGGGCTAATGGTAATACATTAAAAGATAATGTTATTATGGGTACAGATTTTACAGGTACTATGCCTGAAGATTTACCTTTTTAAGATGACTGAAGAA